TTGTTTTTTGATTTCTTTGGAATGTCCCAACCATCAGGTCCTGCAATAAATTCTACATTGTGACCTTTTGATTTTGGTAACCATGTAATAGTATCACCTACGTCTATTCGAGCAACGTCTTGACTGTAGACCATTTTTGCTCCATCGTCTCTTTTGTTTAACATGTCAATTGTCATGTCTGCTCCAAATACTGGAGTAAGCGAAAACACTGCGAATAACAGTGTCATGTAAAGTCCTAATACTTTCATCTCGATTCCTTTTTATGTTTGTATACTACTATATATTACGGGTTGACCCGAAAGTCAACCCTTTAAGATGTGTTATTTCGTAGCAGGTTTTCTGCCACTTAAGAAGTCTGCTTCTTCATTATTATATGGCCACATGGATTATTTCCAATCGTCAGTCATTAGCTTCCTAGCTTCTTTATGCATACCCATTGAAGTAAGTACAGAAACCGCTCTAGCTCTACCTACTGCTTCAAACCATGTCATGATACATTTCGCCATTATATCCACCCTTTCAAGTTTGGATTAACTGTACCATATACAAGTGCTTTTTGCCTTTGTTCTAGGTCTACTAAATCTACTGAATTTGCCAAGTAAGTTTCGATTGGGTCTTTTGTCTCCCAACCAAATTTAAATAGTTTTGAAAAAAAGTTTTTCATTTATTCGGTCCTTTGCCATATTGTTTAATGTGATTATATGCGAATACCCAATCGTTTGCGTATTCAACTCTAGCCCATATGCGAATGTCGTTATCTTTGAGTTTCTTACTCTCAAACATACTCACAAGGCCTCTGTATAGCTTTCTTGCCATAGTAGTCTCCTTTGTTTTAATGATGCTTGAGGGAAGCAATACCCCGGTCTATTTCCGGCGTCACTAAGTCTTTCCCTAGTGCCACTCATTTTTTCCGAGCTGAGGTCGCTCTGGGGAACTGAACTGTTCACTGATATTTAGTACAGAAAGTCTGTCCTAAGCTATGCGTTTACCACATATCGTGTGCGTAAAATTTACACACCTGCTCCTGATAATGAAATTTGTGCAAATACTTCGCCGGGTCTTGATTTACTTGGAACAACACTAATGCCAAAACTTTCAATTTGATTTGCTTGTCGCATTGTAATAATATCCTGTCCAGTTCTACCCATGGCTGTTTTTTGACGTAAGAAACTAATTACTAGATATGCATCAAAATTATCTCTAGCTTTGTACCATTCAAAATTTTGTCTTACATATTCAAATTCAATTTCATCTCTATTTTCTGTGTTTGCTAGTTTGTTAGCCATTGCAGTGCCATAACTTCTAAATTGTGGCTCCCACAATGCTTTTCCTATTTCTAGTCTGAGTGCTTTGCTATCTGGATTATTAATAGGAGCTTCAGCATTCAGGGCATTGACAAATGGACCTATACCAATAGTACCACCCGCTTTAGCTTTAATTCCTGCTATCATGTTTGGCAGTCTATCTTCATACTTGAGTAGTATACCCATTTGTTGTTCTTGTTGTGGACCACCATCTCCTAGTCTACCACCTTTTGCACTATCACTTGCCGCTGATTTAACTTCAACATCACCAATACCTTCTATTTCAGTATCACCAGCACCTTCGGCTAGTCTGATCTTATTGCTGAGCATAGCAAGTGCATATTCTCCTGGGCCTTTTGCTTTGGCTTGAACACCATATCCTTTTAGAGCATCAAAGGCTTTGATAGCAACTGCATCACCACCAAATATTGCATTAAAGCTATTAATAGGTTTTGCGAGTTCGTTGATATTAATTACACCTCCACTTTCAAGTTTTTTAAGGAAGGCATTCATTGCATTGTAATCGCTGTCTACTCTACTGATAATTTCTGCTACATTTGTTCTATGCTTTTGTAGAGCCGCATCATTCATGTATTCATCTTTGGTAGGTACTACGAAACTGTTTACAATATTATTGTTATATGATTCTGTATTTAGAACTTTCCAAATACGATCAAGTATTGCCGCCTGTTTTTCATCAGCCGCATCTAGTCCACTAATAGTTTTAATGATGTTGGCTTTTTCCTGAGAAAGATCTTCATACTCAGTCAAGCAGTAATTTATGAATTGTTTTGCTTTCATAAAACTATTTATGCATTAAATTGGTTGAACACTTGATTGACCTGTTGAGTACATCTAACAAACGTTGTACATTTGGGCATGTCTTTGATACGTTTTGCTCCAATGTATGTACAAGTAGATCGCACACCACCTAAAATTTCTGTCAAGGTATCTCCAACATTGCCTTTGAATGGTATGGATACAAGTTTGCCTTCTGCTCCTCGGTAACCATCTTTACGGGTTCCATGTACAGACATAGCCGCATCTGAACTCATACCATAAAATTCTACAAAGTTTTGTTCTGCAAAATGTGGAACATAAGTTCCGCTTTCGGCTTTATATGCTCCTCCAGTTGCAGTATGCTTTGTTGTAATAGTTCCGCCACCTTCTGAATGTCCAGCCAACATACCTCCAAGCATAACAAAATGTGCTCCGGCTCCAAAGGCTTTGCTTACATCTCCTGGATATACACAACCTCCGTCAGCAACAATATGTCCGCCAATTCCGTTGGCGGCATCGGCACATTCAATAATACCTGAAAGTTGTGGTACACCAACACCTGTCATTGTCCTAGTTGTACATACTGATCCAGGACCAATACCACATTTAACAATGTCAGCGCCTTTAATAATAAGTTCTTCTGTCATCTCTGCTGAAATAACATTTCCTGCAATAATTGTTTTGTCAGGATAAGCATCTCTTAATCTAGCAATAAATTCTGCATAGTTCTCATGGTATCCATTGGCTACATCAACAGTAATAAACTTTATATCAGGATACATTTCCAAAACTGTTTTCATTGTAGCATAATCGGGTGCATCAGGATCCCATATCACTCCAGTGCCTGTGCAAACACTTAGGTACTTCATTTTTACACCTTGACTTTGTTCTTTCCAGTCGTCGACTGAGTAGTGTTTTCTCATCACAGTGAGCATCTTATGATCTTGCAACACTTTAGCCATTTCAAATGTACCAACGCCGTCCATGTTGCTTGCCATGATCGGTATGCCTGTCCATTCGTTACCACTGTTATGAAATTTAAATGTACGGGTTAAGTCTACATCTCGTCGACTCTCAAGTTTACTCCGTTTGGGTTTAAACAGGACATCTTTATAGTCCAGCTTAACATCATCTTCTATTCTCATTTGAACCTCTATGTTATGTTAATATTATAGTTCTTCAAGATCCATAGCCAGTGGAAAACCTGCTCCACGACTTATTGCTATGCTTTCTGCTATTTTTTGTTCTGCTATTTCGTAGTAGTATACACCAGCAACACCTTTTCCATCTTCGTGTACTTTTTGTGTTATCTCGTTTGCAGTTTCTTGTGTATGATTAAACACAGATTTTAACAAGTCTATAACAAATTCCATAGGTGTGCTATTGTCATTAAACAATATGACACTATACTTTTTTGGCTTTGAAATATCCAATCTATCAGTTTGTTTTATTTCGACTTCTGTATCCATACTAGTATTTACCCAATCAAGAGGGGGGATTTCTCCCCCCACTTTATTTTATTTGATAGCGATTGTCTTAGGTTTCTTTTCCTCTGGAATGATTCGCTCTAGTTCAATATAAAGCATACCATTTTCCATTCTAGAACCTTGCACTACAATATCGTCTGTAAGTGTAAAGTTACGTTTGAAACTTCTTTGGGCAATGCCTTTGTGTAGCCATTCCCAACCTTTTGGCTCTACTTCACCATCTGGTTTGTGTTCAATAGTAAGTACACCTTCCGCGACTGTGATCTCTAAATCCTCTTTTGCAACGCCAGCTAGGGCAATTTCAATTTGGAATTTTTCACCGTCTTTTACAATGTTGTAGGGAGGGTATCCGCCTGTGCTATTTTGATTGTGTTCGATGTAGTTAAACATGTTGTCAAATACTCTATCGAAGCCTACTGCATAAGGCGTTAGTTTATTAATGTCGAGGGTTGTTAATCTATTCATGTGCTATCTCCTTTATTAAGCAAGATTAATGTATGTAGACCCATCATTGGCATCTACATTTTTATTTATCATTTGGGGATTAACCATGATCCCCAACGAGCTTATTAAGTAGCTACCCTTTTCTTGTATATAGTTTCCCGTTCCAATTTCTTTTCGGGTTTGTTTTGTACTTATGTGTATTTCTTGTCTCCACACATATTCTTATCTGTAGTGTCTGTCTGTGCCCAATCGCACGACACGTTAAAGTGAGTAGGGAGGACTTGGGTTTCACCTCCAACCAGGTCGACCGAGATACCATTCTCAAAATCCCCTAGAACTTACTTCCGCTCGGGAGAGCGATGTGATTCTCAGTCGCTAGACCTCGAACCTGGCTACCACGCCTAAGCAATCAAGTTATGCCTCTTGGTCAGACACATTTCCTTGCACTACTCTAACAAGACCGTCGCCTTATTAATACTTAATATAATACTTTTTGTTTGCGAAGTCAACCTTTTTTTGCATCTTTTTTTAGTTTTTTATCAATCATTTGACCAACTGCTTTATAACCATTATCAAATTTACTCAGAGAACTAAATCTGCTTGCTTCAGTTATACGTTGTGTTTCTTTATCATATGGTCTCTGACGTGCGATTAGTTTTTCTCTTTTAAAAGGTATAAGCCAAAGCCAAGGTTCACCTTGTTTTATTTGTATTGTTTTATTCATCATATGCTTTGGAAAAACCACAGGCACATTTATTTCATGTGAATGATCAGTTCTTATACTTCCTGCTAACGGTTGTATATCAGTAAAATGATACATCATAGGAAAACAATAACAACTATAACCCATTGGTGTTTTGATACGCCACGGTACATGTGGCTTCAAACAATTACCCCATTTGGATTGTTCATTTTTTGGTAACCACTTTAAATATTGATCTGGATGATGCCATTCCCAACCAAATTGATCAGTTTCGTAAGCACATTCGTATTGATATGAACCATCGTCATTGAAATGTATTTCAAAGTCTGCCCACATAGGAACAACATATCCTGTTGTCATAAACTCAGGAAACACAGGACATTTTCTTATAGTAGGTTTGCTGAGATCTTTATCTATATTGCGTGGTACATTCTTAAACCAATCTGGAAAGAAGTTACTAGCAGGTTGAGGCCACAAATAATCCAACAAAGGGTCATTGAGAGGATCAAATACACTCCAAAACTCCATGTCTTGTTGTGGCTCTTTTTGCCAAAACTTCCAGTTCATTTTACCAGTTTTCTTTATTTTTTTCTTGTTCTTTTATCCAACGTTTACGAGCTTGTTGTTTCTCTCTACGTTTTTTAGCACTTGGCTTTTCGTAGTACTCGTTTTTACGCATGTCTTTAATCATGCCTTCGTTGTTAAGTAATTTTTTAAGTTTTCTGACAGCACGAGTTACATCATTGTTTCGTACTTCAACATATAGTCCACGTCTATCGTTAATATCAGAACTCATTTTAAATCTTTTCATTCTTTCCTCATCAAGATACCGATCATACGGTTTCCGTTTATAGCGGGTTTAGTTTCCCAAACACCAATTTTAATTTGTTCAATAATACGATCCATTACTACAAAGCCTTGTTGCTTGTTTGCATTTTCTCTGCCTTTGTAACGAATTTGACATTTTACTTTGTTGTTTTTTTCTAAAAATTTTGAAATGTTTTTACATTTCGTTTCAAAGTCGTGTTGATCGATACCTAATCTAAATTGCATTTCTTTGACTACGATTTGATTTTCACGTTGCTTTTTAGCAGTTTCTTTTTCTTTACGTTTTTGTTCGTAGAAATATTTATTAGCATTTAATAGTTTTGCTACTGGTGGATTACCATCAGGACTAATAACTACTAAATCTGTTTTATGTTCATCTGCTAGTGCAAGAGCTTGTGCTTTGCTCATCACACCCATTTGACCAGTTTCCCCTACCAGTCTAAGCTGGGAAAACCTTATTGCGTCATTGACCAAATAATCGTTTGGTTGACGTCTGCTTCTATTAAACTGTTTCAAGACTATCCAACACTATTTCTGCGTAATCTTCAACACTTTCATATATATTATATTCTCTAGATGTATTCAAAAGTTGTTTCATACCTTTCCTCTTGTTTCCATTATTACTAATTATAATAATATTATTATCATTGTGCATTAATGCACATACTATTCCTAGTTCACTAATACTGTCTAAATCAATATAGATTGTATCACTAAATCTCATCATGCTTACAACCCAGGCACTGTTCTTATCATTTACATCACCACCAGGATGACATAATGTAATTGGTACAGATTTAAACATATTTTCATATAACAATTCTACATCTCGTAGAAATTGTTTTTTATTGCTAATGACAGATATAATAGGGCCGTTATCTGGTAAAAGCATATCTGGTGGAGTAACTGTATAAATTGGATTTTCCCTCATGGGGTTTACTTATTCCTCTTTTCTTTCGTTCTCTTCAGCTTTTTCTTTAATACTTTTTATTTTAATACTTTTAATCTTTTTTTCTACAGATGGTGCTTTTGGTTGTGCCGCTAACATACCATCCGGTGAATATAACTTCCTACCTCTTCTTTGTGCTAGTTCATCTTCAGTGAGCTCTTCATCAGTTCTAGTATCAGTATAAGGGTTATATTCCTCTTTGTCAACTTCTTTTTCAGAATCTGATTCAGATTCAATTTCTAATTCTTTAGCTACTTCCTCTAATACATCAGGATCAGCTTTTTCTAGTAATTCTTCAATCTCTTTATCATCATTGAATTCTTCTTCTATCACTTCTTCTGGAACATCTTCGAATGTATCATCTCCCATAACTTCCTCCATCTTTTCGTCTGGAGTTGGTTCTTTTTTAGGTTCTGGCTCCGGTTGTTTGTCTCCATCATTCTCACCCATAGCATCGACATCTTGTCTTCTCCACTCAAATGTATATTGACTTGCAATAAGCAATAGCACTGCTAGTGGATCAAATACAAATATAATAGTAATTATCACCCAACGTACTGCTTTTTCAAGTAAATCCTTTTCAACATTTTCACCGTATATTAGTTCTGCGATATATTTAATAGGTCCTACTTCAGCTTCAAGTTTTCTATACTCTGCTTCTAGTTTATACTTCTCCTCAGTAAGTACATCTATTTCTGCATTTGCTTCTTTAATCTTTGCGTTCTGTTCATCAATAATAGATTCAACATCATCGCCGCCGTCAACTTTTATTTTTTCTCTCAGTTGTTGTATTAGTTCATTACTGGCTTTGACCTGATCATCTGCACTTTTTCTAATTCTAGCAATCTCATCTCTGGCTGTAGCAATTATTGGAGATTCAGTTGCTCGAACATCGTCAATCTTAGACAGCATTTGTACTTCTCTGTCTTTTAATGCAGGTATTTGTTTTTCTCTTATATCTTTTACAATAGAACCAAGTCTTGTACGTTCACTGTCAACTGTAGTTTTTGCTTCAATTCTAATCTCTGCTATTTGATTTTGTAATTCACTTATACGTTCTTTCTGTAAATTAATCCAAGTATTTGCACTACGTCTTGTGTTTGGTCCTGCTTGTCCGTCTGGATTTGAACCTATTGTTAGTTGTGCTTGTTTAATCTGTTCACTTTCACCACTAGCAATTTGACCTTCTACTTTGTTAATTGTTTCATTTATATTGGCAATTTGTGCTTGTATTGGTTCTACTGCACTATCGTCTACATTAAGACCAGCTATTTTTTCTTCGTATTCTTTTGCACTTGTTTCTAATCTGACTATCTCATCTTTAATATTGGATAGCTGGTCTTCGTAGGGTTTGGTTCTATCACTGTCTGCACTTCTGGCATCAGCTATAATTTTTTGTTGTTCATCTATTGCAGGTTGTATTCTAGTGTATGCTGAATCAATACGTTGTTGTTCTTTTTCAATTTGTGCATTAATATCATCATTGCGATTACCTGTACTGCTTTCAGCTTTTTCAATCTTTTGTTCAGCACGATCAATAATGCTTTGAAATCTTGCAAGTTCCGTTTCTATTCTTTGTACTTGCTCTACACTTTCTTTGCTTGCTGAAGTTTGCTCAATATGAGCTTTACTAAGGAAACCAAAGATACCCATACTGGTAATAAACATTAATACGACTACGGCTATAGCAAGATAAGTCCTTAACCACCATACTGTTCGTTGCCAATACCTATGTAACCATACTGCGGTTACCAATTTACCAATTTCTAATGCTCCACCCATTATCATAATAGGTATAGCCGCGGCGGCAAATATAGCAACTAAACCTGCTATACTATAATATATTGCTACTGCTGAAATTGATAAGGCTGTTATAAAAACTAATAAACCTAAAAACATTTAATCTCCAAAACGTTCAGCAAAACCTAACTCAATAAGTTGCTGATTAACATCAATGCTAGTACCGTCTGTTTTGGTTGTGCTTAACTTACCCATTACTCGACCTGCTTTGCCTCTTTTATTAACAATAGTTTCACATACAAATTCTGTACCTAAAAGTTCTGTTAATTTTTGTTTACTAGCTACGGCTTGTTGTCTGACTTCATCATCACTACTTCTAATGTCTTTTACATTAACACCATAAAGTTTGATACGTTGTCGGATTGTAACATTGAACCCTAAGTCAATGGTAGCATCAACTGTGTTGCCGTCTATCACTCTAATCGTATTGCATTGATATGTATACATTATTGCAAAATCCTTTACTTACACATATTTATTGTGGACGTTGGTCCGCTAGCCAGGATTTTGCTTGTGGTTTACGAGGTGGCGAGCTAATGAATCTCCTAATGGCTTTTTCAACTGCCTCAAAGTTTTCCTTGCGGTTTGGATCTTCCAAACCACCACTATTATCTACTATATAGAAATTTTGGTTACCAAACATCTGTTGGAACTTCATCATATTATCTTGTACTGAATGCCACATTTTTATTACCATCTCATCTGGCAACTGACGTGGTCGCATTTTATTTCTTTCTTGTGCTACATCTATATTAGTGTTCACAAACACCATCATAGTATCATAGCCTAAGTCTTCTAATTTCGCTTTTTGATCTTGTGTCTTTTCGACATCTTTGGCTGTACCGTCAATAATTAATCCTAGTCTACCGTCTAAGTAATTTCCTTGACGTAGTTTTGTTAAACGTTTTGCTTTTTCTCTAGCTTCTTGTCCTTGTGGACTTGCTACCACTTCAGGATCGCTTAGATCCAATGGTTCTGGTTTAACCATACTAGCTAATTTTTCATATACCTCATCACTGTTAACTATTTTTAAACCAGTAGTATCTTTACCCATTAGGTTACTTACGACAAAACCCTTGCCGGAACCTGGACCGCCTGCAAGGAATATTGCTTTAAAAATGTGAGGATCGTTTGGACCCTCACTCAAGTTATTATTCATAATTTCATTTATTAACATACATATATTTATGCTAATTTAGGCTTAATCCCATCTATAAAAAATATGGGATCCGATACGACCAATATGGTTCATACCTCTATCAAAACGCCATTTAGGCTTTACATATGTTGCATGATAGTGTGTTGCACCTTCAGTGATGCCTCTGTATTTTCCACTGTACATGATATTACCAGCTACATATTGTGCTTGAGCCCAACCTGTTTCATCTCTAGGCTCGTCACTTTTTCCATCACACCACCAACTAAATTGACACATATTTCTCTTAGGTAGATAAATTCTTTCTGATTCAGGTAAATCTGGATCTTGTTTTGTTTTCCAACTTTCCTTTACAGGACCTTCTTTTATAACCTCACAAATAGTATTTGGATATCTATCATCATGCATTCTATTTAGAACTACATCAGCGACAGCATATTGTCCTGCTAGATTATCACTACGACTTTCGTAGTAGATATTCAATGCCATACAAATAGCGGATGGATCTTCGATTACTAATTGGGGAGGAATTTCTTGAACAATTTTTATAATTTGAAGACTTTCTTCACCTGTATATAAAGCTTCTTTTGGATCTGGTGCAACCATAGTAGTTACTGAACCAGCTTGACCATCTTCGAAGATTGCTATCATAAAAAACCCAAAAAACGCCAACAATGACGCATTTAGGCCTACTGCTAGTACCTTAATTATTTTCATTTTTGCCTCACTTACGTTATTATTTACACTTCGCCAAAGACAATACGTTCTTTTACCTTGCCTGAATCGTCGGTGAAAGTAACTACTCCATCTTCGACTTTGCCTTGTTTATTCAAGCCATACCTTTGATTTGATAATTTTTTCATATGTTTTATAGCTTGATTTCTTGTACTGAAAAGATCACAACTCTTGGTTTGAACACCACCATAGTTGTTGTAAAAAACAGTTTCCACTTCATAAGTTGACATAGCAATTCTCCTATAGTTTTAATATAGCGACTACTAGTCTAAATGTCAAGCTCTTTTGGAGCATAGTCTGTTTCAAACTTTTCAACGACTGCTTTCTTTTCAGCAATCATACTTTCAAGTGAATATATAGCCATTCGCTTTTCATCACTTGCACCTTCAGTTAAATTAATAACTGCACTTTCGAGTCTTTCAATGTCTTGGATTAAATCGTTCATAACGTCTCCTAGTCTAGGTCACAGACCCATTCATTGTTAGTCCATTCGCAAACCAATGTATCACCAGTCCACCAAGGATTTGCTATTCTAAGTTGTGGAGCATTTGTAAACTCATTGAGTTCAGTTGCTACAATATCAACTTCTTTCATTCCATCATCGGTCTTCCAACCTCTGTTTATAAATCTAACCAACATTAACGTCCGCCTCCTACAGGACATACCCATTTTACTACGTCAAATGGATTATCACTTTTAAAAATACTACACACAAAGCCAGTCTTTTTAGCGGCTTTTTGTGCCAATTCTAGTGTTTTGTGACTGCTATGAGTATATCCAAAATTTACAAGAAACACATCAAACATTAAGCAATCTCCTCAAAACCAAACATTGCAACTTCATATTTTTTAGTACCAACCAACATTTGGTCACCCATTGAAGTTGAACGTAATCCCATTCCACCTTCGTGCAACGGAGCCATTACAGTAACGTTTTCGTTATAATCACCGTTTTCTGAACCATCTTCAAAAAACTTTTCTTTGCGACTCCAACTGCCCATAACATTGTTTGTCCAACGATATGCATAGTCCATTGCTTTTGTATCATCTGTACCATCTGGAACATCAACAAATGCAACTACATGTGGTGTGTCTCCAAATGCGGCGTGTATAACTGAAACTTTCATTCTTAACTCCTTTTTTAACTTATACATACACTATAACACCAAGATGTCATACTGTCAAGTCTTTTTTGGAGGTTTTTGGGAAAAATCTAGATTAAAATGTAAATCATCGCCAGATAATAGCTCGTTTACATCATACTCTACGGTATATGTTTTTGGTTTGTCAGGATCAACGAGTTTTAGATCTTCAAATAAACGATCAAGTGCTTCTTCAGACCAGTCAGGACCTAAGTCTTTATAGATCATTCCTTGGAAATTTTGATATTCATAGTAGTTTTGTATATCAATTGGGTCGCAAGGATTAAATCCTTCAGCTACCATATCTTCTAGTAATGCAGTATCTCTGAGACCACTTTTACGTTTTGCTCGTTCTACTTCAAAATTAAATATTTCAGCTGTCATTAGTCGCACTCCGGAAATTTTGCTTTGACCACCTTATGTATAGGTTCAAAGTGTCCGTTCATGTTTTCAGCTACATATAATTTTGGTTCTTGTGTTCCCCATTTGAATATAGCAGTTTTTGCCATATTAAATATTTCTCGCTTGTTAGCACTTACGAGTGTATCTTTGGGATCGTCATCGTCGATTTCGTCTAGATAACGTAATGCGTATGTGGCTATATCTTCTACGCTTAATGGGACCTCTACTTTTGCCAGGATCTTTCTACCATCGCCAGTGTCTTTTGACCTCATTGTTTTGCCTTTCTATTGCCTATGTTTAGTTATTCGATGCGCCATGACATCTCTCCATTCATTCTTATAATAGTAAGATTGTATGGCAAGATGACTTACTTGTCAACCAAAAAAGATAAAAAATTAACTTTTCTGCCTGATAATGTATTTATGCTTGGAGAAAGCTGAGTGAAGCACTCCAGGTAACGTTTTTACCCGAAGATCCTTTTGCTCTTACACGGAAAGTATTGGAAATTATTTCTGCACTTACAGTCCAACCAGAATATGCTAAAGTCCAATTACTGTTCTGATCCGGACTTAATTCGCCACTTGAAATAGATGTGTTAGCAGTATATGTATTCAATTCATATTCTACTGTATCACTTGCATTGTAACTAGACATTGGATCCCAACTTGATACACCTATATCACTTGTACCACTTCTTTGATAATCTATTTTAGTGTTTGTACCCACAATACTAAAGTTACCGCCTGTATTGGTTACCATACCTTCAATTTTAAATGCTTGTTTTTCACCCGTGGTTGCTACACCTAATGCTTTTACTTCAAAGAACCATGTTTTGTCTGATGGGGGTTCTGGAGTTGTGCCATTAAATTGCAATATAGTTGCAGTTCCGTCTGTAGTGTTTAACGGATCACTTGGTATACCGCCCATGCTTGATAGGTTAACTGTATTGCTATTGTTTGTTAGAGTTACAGTTCCGTCTGTACTTGTAATACTCTTAAATGCAAAATTATCTCCAGTCCTTGCACTGAATATTGTAGACCCTGCTCCTAAATTACTGGCTGTAATACTATCAGTAATTGTTACATCATCTGTGCCTTGTGTGGCTGTAATACCTGTGCCACCTATAATAGTTCTAAATCTTAAATCAGAGCCAAATGTATCTTTAAATATTTGACTACCAGATCCTACACTTGTGCCTCCAGTAATACCTGTACTGCTTGTAGTGGTTAGCAAAGACTTCCATGTGGTAGTATCACCAAAATATGCTTCAATACTATGGCTATCTGAATTATATCTAATCTCACCTATTTCTGTACTTGGTCTTTGAGCAGTAGTTCCTACTGGTATTTTTAGTGCGGCTGTACCTGGTATTCTTGTATTGTCTTCTAGTTCTACTTTAATGTTGCCACCAACACCATCACCGTTACTTACTTTAGTTTGACCTGTTACACCTTCAACACTTCTAGCTCTACTTACACCGGCATCTTTAACAATTAATCCACTTCCAGTTTCAACATTAAGATTGTTTAAAAATTCAAGTAATGTACTTGTTGCCTGCTGATAATCAGCAAGTGTACCAGTAGTACTAGTTGCTGGATCTTTCCTAGTGAATACAGTAAGGATATCACTTCTAACTACGATATCATTTTCATTTGTTGACAAAGCTAATTGAGCCGCTTCACTGCCAACAACATATAAATTACTTCCTGATCCTGCAAAGTTTTGTATAACAGTTGTACCAGATACAGTTGATCCACTTCCGGATACATTACTTGTATCAGTTGAAAATCCACCTGCATTATATCCTGGACTATTTGGTGTTTGAGGATCTGCACCTGCACTTTGCTCAGTTGTTCTTTGTTGATGGTTTGTTGTAAATCCGATTACATTACCGCAGTAATCATAAACAGGAGTTTGTGTATCTATATTTGGAGTTGGATCGTCTGCTTGCATAATAATATCCAAGAGCTCTTGATCCAATAATAAATGGAAAATATTAGGAAATTCTACAACTTCTTCACCAAATACCCGGTTACCATCTGCATCATATTGGTGTCCTACATTTTGTTGTGCAGTACTTGAGCCTAGTGAAAACTGTACAGGATATCCGCCTAATCTATCATATAAACTTTTTAGTTGGCTTGTTAGTCTGGCATTACCTGCAATACCACCACTTGCTCCATTGTGCATTACACCTATTTGTGCATTACAACCTGGATCACTTTGTGAAAACTGACTACCACCTCTTGCAAAACTACCACCAATATCATTTTCAAAAGAAATAAGACCTGAAATTTGAGATCCAATACCTTTAACATCGTCAAGTATTGCATCAAGTTCTGATTGTAAAAAACTACCATTTGTTACTTTGGACATGTTACTGGCTAGATTACCCAGCAAGCCACCATTGAATACGTTTGAATTAAAACCACTAGAACTAATACATGCACACATATCTGCATCAGATATGCTACCAATAGCATCAGTTATTGACTTGCCCGCTCCTAAAAAACTACCCATTGCACGTTCAAGCATATTTGGGATAGCAATAGGATCTACAGGTTGACTACAAAAGTTAATCATATTAGCTACGTTTTGTGCTTCAGCTAATACGCCATTTAACCTACCCAATACTTGGTCAAGTTTTGTGTGATCCATAAATGATTCTAAATCACCTTGTAGTTCTGTTAAAGCATCATTGAGTTCACTTTGTAAGCCTTGAATACCAAGCAAAGCGCCAATATTACTATGCAAACATAATTGTACGTTAGGTAATTTTAGTCCATTACCTGCTAGTAATCCACATAGTAGTTCTCTGAGTGTAAAACTGTATTCAGCACTAACAACACCACGTAGAGCATCAGTACCAGCGGCTTGTGTTCCACTAATATGATGTCTAGTATCTAAGTAATCGTTTGCACTAGATAAACCTTGACTAAAATCTCTGAATGACATTAACTTCCTCCGCCTGCTCTTACATTCGGGCTGGCACTACTTGCATTTGGAGAACAATGAGCGCCTCCCAATGGAGGGCACAAACTATCAGGTGCTGAAGGATCAGCTTGTAGTATTACAGGAATATTTCCTGCACGAACTTTTCCAACAGTTTCAGTTGCCTTAAGAGCTCCTGCACCATGCGAATTAGTATCACCTTCAACACTTATAAATCTATTGTTAACTCTGACATTTGTGATTCTAGTCACGGTACTTGCACCGCAGGTTCTACTATCTCGTTCTCTGTGTACTGGTCTTACCATATATGTATTTATAAGAGGCCAGTGAGCTTCTCTGTATCTGATCGATCTGGCATTGCAATACCAGTAGACCCTTTCATGTATACATCTGCAATACCTTTAGATGGTTTATACATTGCTACAATTTGATCTTGGCTAACAGTTACAGTATCTGTACTGTGTACATCTAAGCTCATTAGCCACGGAATAAGCATTGCTTGTCCGTTTTGTGGGTTTAGTGTTAGTACAGTTGGCTTTACAATGTGTAGTGTTTTTTGATTAGTCGCTGAATCAAACTTATCAAATCGTGCTACAACTTCTTCGCCTGTACTTAATTTTATGCCTAAAATATCATTTTTCTTATAATTGGATGTCACCAACATCTATAACTTCTCCCATGAGTTCTTTTATTTTTTGTGGATCCATTCGAACAAGTGCTTGACCTCCTCCTTCAACTAGTAGTTTTCCGTTATGATAAATCTGAGGCATAGTTCTATGCCCTTCGCTTATTAAAAACTCTCTAGCTTCAGGATTCATATCAATGCGTACTTCTGCCCATTCGAATCCGTGTTTAGTAAGCCAATTTTTAGCCATTTCACAATAACCACACAATGGCTTACTATAAACCGTTATCACAGTTTTATTCCAGCAAATGTGCTACCATTGACATCTTGTTTTGTCCCGCCAATTACATAGCTGGAAATCTCTGTTTCCTGTGGTGCTACTTGTACTTCTGCACCTGCAATCCATTTTTGTGTCCATGGAAGAGTATTGCCAACACCTTTGTATGGGCTTGGTAGTCCTACCGCAATCATACGTTTATTAGCTGTCCATTCAACATATTCACCTAATAGTTGTGCATTTAGTCCAATCATTGATCCGTCTTTGAACAAATAATCTGCCCAAGCCTTTTCTTGGTCTACTGCATCAACAAACAGTTGCACCATTTCGTCCTGAGTTTCTTCTTGGATACGAGCAAAGTCAGGATCATCTTTGGGCATCAGTTTTAATAGCGTCTGGGTACTACCCAAATGCACATTCTCATCTCTACAAATAAGTTTAATAATTTTAGCATTGCCTTCCATCTTCTTAAGTTCAGCAAATGCCCAACTACATGCAAAGCTCACATAGAATCTAACACCTTCTAAAATGTTAACACTCATCATTGCTTTCCATATAAGTTTTTTAAGTTCGTACAAGTCAACTTTAATTTTTTTACCATTTACAGTATGTGTACCTTCACCTAACAAGTTATACCAACTGCCCATTTCAATAAGGTCATCATAGTGTTTGCTAATATCTCCAGCACAGTCTACAATTTCTTGTATATCCATCATTTCATCAAATATAATACTTGGATTAGAATACACATTTCTAATAATATGTGTGTAACTGCGACTGTGAATAGTTTCATTAAAAGTCCATGTAGTTACCCAGTTTTCTAGTTCAGGTAAACTTACAAGTGGATTGAAGCTGTCAGCTGGAGCTCTACCTTGCACACTATCCAATAGTATCTGTCGTTTCAAGTTACTGGTAAAGATATGTTGTTCGTGGTCTGTTAATTCCTTAAAATCTTTAGCATCACGCAACACATCTACTTCTTCTGGTCTCCAAAAGAATCCTAACTGCTTATCAGTTAGCTTATCAAATTGTCGATACTTTAGTGTATCATACCTCTGGATGTCTACCCCACCATTGGGATCCAAAAACATCAAACTTTCGAGGTGCTTGTTCCTAGCTTTCGCATTTAATACTGACATTTCTCTCTTTCTATCTTAAATTACACAACTCTCACAGTCTTCTTCTGTGATATCTTCTTCAGGTACAACAATATTAGTTGATTCTGCTAATTTGTCAACATCTAATTCGCCTTGTCCATCATAGGTGTTGAAATAATATAACTGTTTACCACCATACTTGTAAAAGATCATTAAGTGTCTTAGCATCTCACTCATGCTAATTTTTTCATCTTCATAAAACACAGGATTGTAACTTGTGTTTACACTTATGCCTTGGTCAATATACTTTTGTAATACTGCCATAATTTTTAAATATCCCTCTGGGCTTCTCTGATCCCAAAGTAATTCATACTTGTTTTTTAATTTGTGTATTCTTGGAACCACTTGTTTAAGCACACCATGTTTGCTTTGTTTAACACTTACAAGACTGCGAGGTGGTTCAATACCATTTGTAGCATTACTAATTTGTGCAGATGTTTCAGCAGGCATTAGTGCCATCAGTGTGCTATTTCTAATACCATTTGCTTTGAGCTGATCTCTTAGTTCTCTCCAAGGCATACGTTCTTTGTGTGGTACTAGTTCGTCTACATCTTGCTTGTATGTCTGATTAGGAGTAAGTCCATTATGGTATTTGGTTTGGTCACTCCATAAACATGCACCTTGTTCTTCAGCCAAATCTGCACTTGCTTTGATAAGATAATAACTCCATGCTTCAGCAAATGTATCTATCATTTCCAAATCAGGCTGTGTGTAAGACATATCATTTTTAGCCATCCAATATGCTAAATTAATAATACCAACACCTAGTGGGCGTCTACCATCTGTTGCATTTTTTGCCGCTTTTACAGGATAGTCCTGATATGTGAGTAGTGCATCAAGTCCTCTAACTGCTAGTTCACATGGCTTTGCAAACTCTTTAGGTTTTTTAATTTTACCCCAATTAATAGCACTTAATGTACACAATGCAATTTCACCTTCCTCATCATTGAAATCATTTAATGGTTTAGTAGGTAAATCAATCTCTGCACATAAATTACTCTGTCTAATTGGTGCTACTTCTTCTAAGAAACTACTGTGACTGTTTGCATTGTCTACATTTTGTAAGTATATTCTTCCTGTATTTTTGCGTTCTTCCATAAACATACTGAACAATTCTGTAGCACTAATAGTTTTCTTGCGTAGTCTTGTGTTACGTTCTGCACGTTCGTATAGTTCTTTAAACTTGTCTTGGTCTGAGAAAAATGCTTCGTACAAACCAGGAACATCGCTAGGAGAGAACAAAGTAATCTCACCATTGCTGATTAATCTTTCATAAAACAGTTTATTGAATTGCACTCCGTAGTCCATGTGACGTACACGATTATCATCTGTGCCTTTGTTGTTCTTTAACACCAATAAATCTTCAACTTCATAATGCCATATTGGATAATATAGTGTTGCCGCACCATTGCGTACACCACCTTGGCTACAACTTCTTGTAGCACTCTGAAACATTTTATAAAACGGAATTACTCCTGTGTGATAGGCGTCACCTTTACGGATGGGACTTCCGAGAGCCCTAATACTTCCTGCTCCGATTCCAATTCCAGCTTTAGCGGAGACATATTTAACAATGCTACTAGTAGTAGCGTTAATGCTATCCAAACTATCATCGCTCTCAATGAGGACACAGCTCGAGAATTGACGTTGCGGAGTTCTAACGCCAGCCATAACAGGAGTAGGTAAGCTAATATAAAAAAGTGAAATAGCGTCATAATAATCCTTTACCCATTGCAATCTAGTATCTCTCGGATATTCAGCAAATAATGTAGCTGAGATCAGCATATACGCCATTTGTGGAGTTTCTTTGATTATATTTGTTACACGATTTTGTACAAGATACTTGCCTCTCCATTGTTCCATGGCGGCATAAGTCATACTCTCATCACGTTCGTGCTTTAAATGTGAATTTAATTCATCCCATTCTTGTTCTGTATATTTTTCTAATAGAAGCGAATCATAAAATCCTTCTTCTACATTTGTCTTAATTAAATCTAGTACATGCCATGGCTCAAATTGACCATAAACCATTTTACGCAGATGATAACAAATCAATCGACCTGCTACCCATTGGTAATTAGGTTGTTCTTCACTAATTAAATCTGCCGCACTTTTAATGAGTGTTTCTTGAATCTCACTACTGGTAATACCACTATAAAATTGTAAACTGCTTTTTATCTCTACTTCGCTTGCACTAACACCGTTTATATTTTCACATGCATAAAAAACTACCTTGTGTAACTTTTCCAAGTCTAGTGTATCTTTATTACCGTCTCGTTTGATTATTTGTATTTCACTCATTATTGTTTCCTTCATCTATCTTGTACTTATTAGTATCTGCTACAGGTTATGTATCAGTTTTTTATTACATCCGCAATATTTTTACGAAAGCTAATAGACACATTTTTGGTAGGTAGTGTACTTATCGCTCCGTAACTGTAGTTAAGCAGATACTTATTATTAATCATTACACATAATCTTTGTATACTGTTTTGTCTATCGGTGACATATAATAACTCATTTGGAATATCTTCGTTAGCATAATATATAGTATAACTCATACCTAGTGCAAGACTATTCTCACAAAAATTTCCACTGTGTAGCATTTCCCATGGCGTTGGCCATGTACTACTTTCAACTGGGTCAATGGTCATACTACTAATTGGTGCCATTTTCCACCAGTCTATAACTGTTTCACAAACATCGATTACGATATCTGTGTTTAAACCGTTACGAAATTGCCGCCAACGGTTAAGTCGGGTGCTTGGCGATTCAAACCAAGCCTGCTGTATTAATTGCTGTTCCACAATTGATATGTATACTTGAATTTCGTTATAAGGTTATCTGCATCGTCATACAATAGTTTCATAGTATTTGCTGAAGCAATATCTACACTAAATGTAATTCCTACTGCGGCTGTTTCTGTATAATTATCGGCGATGGTGCTAGTACTTGCACTGATATCTGTTCCAAATCGAAGTTGTCCTATCCTAATACCATTAGAGCTTTCTAATGTGTAGTCCATTACAACAACATTATACAATGATGTATCGATTTGAAATCCAGTATCAGCCGCCGCACCATTGGCTGGTAAACTAATGACACTAGGCAGTGTTTCATCACTTCTAATCTCTAGTTCACTGTTGAATCCAACGGTAATAACACCAGTCGGAGCACTGGCAAATGTCAGTGTAGTTCCACTAATGGTATAGTTAGCAGTATTTTGTGCTACACCATCAACAAATACCGTACTTATAATTGGTTTACTCATTGATAATGGAAGTGTAAATCCAACGAATACGCCATTTCCTGTACCTACATTTTTAGTATCATTTCCGATGAACAAACGCCTAACGTCTTTTGCATACCCAAGTTCACCTGGATCTAATACTGGTAAGTCAGCAAGATTGCCTTGTCTAACTCTAATTTTACTGATTCTTGTATCTGCCATTTCTTACTCCTGATACAGTATTTATGACAAGTTGTAGAACTCTTCAACTCTTCGTGCCCACTTTTCTGTCCATGACTCAAATTCTTCTGGGCTTACTTCAAACAGTTGAAACTCGCATTCTCTACTGCACATAAAAATTGCCGCTCTGTTAATTTTTGTTTCGAATATTTCATTGTGTGCCATACCATATGCCGCGGCTTGCATAAAGTAGTCATCAATCCATTCACGTTTTTTAGGTTTGTTTGTTTGCTTGAAATCCATAATGTGTGGTTCACCTTTGTACACGCCAACTAAATCAGTTGTGCCTGCATACAGTTGTGGATAACACAAGTTAACTTCACTACCCCACACTTCGTCTATATCAGCTTCGATGTTTTGTTTTACAGTATCAGCCATCATTTTAGCTTGCAAGATACTGTCGCCTGTATACTCTTGATTCTTTACCCAATGCTCCAATATGTTGTGCATGATAGTGCCAACATTGGCGGCTTCGGTAACTATTCTTTGAGCATTTTCGGGCCCAACCCTCTTCTTCCAACGGTTGAGGGCTTCTCTTTTTTCCTTGGGCTTGGTCTTATCCAGTATAGTGGTGACACTAGGAACCGGATCGCCATAAGGATTTTCATATAAACGTTTTCCATTTACGCTCTTTCTCTTAAATTCTTTGTAAGGATAGGGTGTGGTGATATTCAACATACACTAAATTTAACAGAAATCTAGTTTAGTGTCAATAGCTAATCGCCCACTTGAACGTTTTATTTGTGCTTGTATTTTTAATACGTTGAATAGTGTAGCCTAAATTTTGGAAGTATAATACAACTTGATTCATCTGATCTGTTTTTGGTCTGTCAGCAGTATTTCCTTCCCATACATTAAAATAATCAACACTTGTAGGATTTGTTGCTGTATTAGTGGCGGCAGTCAATCCTAAGTCAGTATTAGCTGTACCTGTTCCTATTACAAAAGTCCAGGTTGTTGTTTGGCTACATGTAAATGTTAAAACAAGATTATCACTAGCATTTTTACTAGCTACTACACCTGTTATACTAGCATCGTTTATATCAGCTATAACTGCATTTAAATTTGTTCCACTAGTTCCTAGTGTAACAGTCACTCCATCTATTATTACATCAGGTGTACCTGTTATTGTTGGATTTGCAACACTACCAGTAACAATAATATCAGGAGTACTTTCAGTCATTGTAGTTCCATCTGTAACATTTGTTTCATAAAGTCCATTACCAGCATCTGTAATTACTTGTTTCATAAGGGCTTGTGTTTCATTGAATATAGTAAGATCAGCCCTAGCCATTAGTCTTGCTTCAGTTTTGTTTATACTATAACTCATTTCTTCATATCCTTATCGATTTGTTTTTGTGCCATTTTGCTAACTGTTTGATCTTCTGGACCAGCGTCGGAACGGGGTAACGCTGTATCCAATGTTATATCTTTTTTGTTAGCTGAGCCTACAATAGTAATAGTTGCCAGCATGTCCATTAAACTTGTAAGATCAATACTATAACCCATTGCCCGAAGTTTTGCTAATACCATGTTTGTTGGTATCTTTGTTTTAAGACGAGCTTTTGCCCTAGTAAGCAATTCTTCTAGGTCATTTAAAATATCGCCTTGATCTTCAACTATAACTTCGGTTATTAACATTTACTTCATTGCCTTTGCAAACGCCATACCTTGTGTATTTCTCTTAGGCTTAGATGGTCTAAGATCACCAGTTCCACCTGGTTTTGGTCTAACCATGTTTGGCATCGGAGTAGGTTGTCCATAAATTCTGCCTTGGTCCATATAACCCACCTCCGGTGGTCTTTGCTTAATGGGAAGTCCATCTTTATGTGTAGCATCTTGTCCTACATCTCCAGTTCCTGATGGATCCCACATTTTCATAATATTTTTTTTCTGCTGTGCAGTTAGTTCGTTAATAATATTAATAAAATGTTCTTTCGTCATTGCACCACTCTCAACCATTTTAAAGAGCCTGTCCTTACTCTCTATGAACTTTTTTTCAGCAAGGGCATCTTTCTCCATATTTGCTAGAGCACTTTCGCCTTTTAGTTCTCTGCCCACTGGATTATCTTCGCCTGCTTCTGCTTCATCACCGCCGAATTCATCTGCTGGCATATCCATGTTTGCATCAGCATCCATTGGTGCTTCTGCGTCCATGCCCATGTCTGTTGAAACTGCGCCTCCACCTGGTACTGGCTCACCTCTGGCGGCAAGTGTGGCATTCTCTACAGCCTCTTTTGCCGATTTCATTGCATCAAGTAGTGTACCAAGTGCACCATCAGCCGCTGAATTATACTGTTCAGCAACATCAAATCCTACTTGCTCTTTCATAGCATCTACAATTGGCATAAGTTTTTGTACTTGCATTTCTGCAACGTCTTCAACCATACCTTGTAGTTCGTCAACTAGTTCTTGAGCGGCTAGCAATACTTCAGCTTGATCCAAGTCAGCTTCTGTTAATCTGCTTTCTTTTTTCATTTTCTTACCATCTGATCTAGTTGGTGCAATTTCACTCAAATAAGTTTTGATTTGATGTGCAATTAATCCTAGTTTGTTGTATTGTGGATTTTCCCAATACGTGAGATCGCTCTCTTTAATCGCTGTCATTTTAGCATTTGTTGTTGTCAACATTCTGTTAAGTGAATCGGTACTCATTTCTGACAGATCAACATCGTGTTCAAAAGTCCTAGCGAGTATCTTATTCAACTTATCTACATTGTGTCGACTTGAATTTAAATCGTTTAGATACATGTTTTTATTCCCGTTCCTTATATTGTATTTATAGTTTTTGTAGTATTTGTTGTTTAGCACTATGCAGTCGGTTTTGTGCCGCACTCATCTTTGCTATCATTATATCTTCATTAATGGCTTTCTTAGCTTTTGTTTTATACATATAAACTTCATACAAAGCATTATTATAATCAAGGTCAGATTTAAGCAGATCTTCTACTTTTTTGTGTTTATTAAGCATTAAATTTTTTACAATACCCATAGCTGTTTCAAACAATGCAATATCTTTGTGTAAAATTCTTTCATCCTCGCAGATGTTGTAAAAGCGTTTTTGTTTGTCTCCAAACTTTTGTAGTACAATATCAATACGATAATTTTGCACACTTACACTGTCTTTGGTTATTTTTTGATTGATTGCAACATTGAGATCAATATCTCGTTCAGCACGTTCAGCAACTATTTTAGTTGTTTTGTCCACACCTTTTAGTTTTGTTAAGATGTCGTGCATTTGTTTTGTTTCTGGATCCATGATTACCTCGCATATTTGTTGGTGTTAAGTTTATAAGACGTCTTTTTATTTTTAATCTTTCTCTCTAAAACACCTCTGCCAACAAGTGTTTGTGCTATAAATTGTTCTCTCTCAGTTAAGCCTTCTTTGTCAAGGCTACCTGTTTCATCAAATTTTTCTTCGATAAACTTGTTCTCTCTCACATTGAGCCACGTATACAATCCACCTTTTGTAATCATTGCTTTCATTATTGTTGACCTCTCGGTGCTTGTGGTTGTTGTGGATTTAATATTCTTTGTGGTATTCCTGTTGCTATTTTTCTTGCTCTTTTTTGAGCAATTCTATTAGCAGAAGATACTTTTATTTGCTGTTCTCTATTTGTATCCAGTTGTTTATTAATATTACGTTTATTCATATTCGTGTAATCGTCTTGAGAATCTCTGCTTTGTGCTATACCACGTTGCATTCCATATCCTCTTTCTGAAATAATGTCCATTATCTTCATATCAATATTCCTTTACCATTACCAGTTATCTCCGTCTATTCAAACGTTTAAGAGCTTTACTCGCTGGATTAAATCTTTTGGTACGCTGTGCTTTACGAGCCATACGCTTGCCCATTCTAGCTTTGGTTTTTTTCAATGTTAAACGAGCTTTCAAATTGATTGGAGCACTACATTGTCCAGGTTTACTTACAATCCTACCTCTGCGTTGACCCACAACACAACGATATTTGCGAGTAAGTTTGTTGCCTTTTCTCGCCCATATAAGTTGTGCTTCGACCACGGTGCTATTATCGAGTTCATTTAAGTTCATACAGTTATTTATGTGAAATTTAATTCATTATCAGAACGATAATGGTTGATAGTATACCAGCACATACTGTAGCGGCGGCACCCAACATTATTTTGTTAGTGCTTTGATGATTTTTCATATTTTCGTCATGCATCCTTCTCATTTCTGAATGAAGGTCCTTGACTGCTTTTTCAACATTTTCCAAACGTGTTTCCAATCCCTTGTACCTTTCCGCACAAAGATCAACATGGGCTTCTAAATTCGTTCGTTCAAGTTCTGTGGTTGACATAGTTCTGCTTTTCCTGTTACTACTGTAACTTTATATTAGCGTCTAGTTATGTTTGCCAGTTTAATCTGCCTATTGTCTTTCTTATACTACTACTTATCTCGTTTTTTGCTTGGTCAAAATTTTGACGGTGAACAAAATTTGACGGATAAAAATGTTAGAATTTTGACGGAGCCTATGTGTTGTGCCTAAAGTTATGCCTTTCTACAACAATATTTAGTGGATATCGGTGTGTTTTTTAAAACACACGTTAATTGGACCATTGGTTTCGAAACACTTACTGCTTAGTTCTGCTGTCTCTTCTAGTCCAGTATATACAGGTATTCCATTGCAATCTTGTAATAAAACACTCATATCTTCTAATACCTGCCCATGCTCTATACTAAACTGTAATCTCCATACAGTATGTAGTCCATGATACTGTTTTCCGAACCCAAAATTTACTATATCTTGTGCCATAATCACATCAACAGATGGATTTAAAGGTTGACTACGCAAGCCAATAGTTTGTACAAGTGTATTGAGATTTTGTTGTTGGTAAAACTTAATATGGTTTCTATTGTGTTTGGATTCGTTAGTGTTGGTTATATCAACAAGAGTATAAGCGACATAATTTGTCATTTTTCTCTCATATTATAACCGTACCCGGGATCATCTTTAAAAGAATATTTGCCTCTTCTTTGTTGCCACTTATCGCCACCAGCACCAATTCTACCGATTGCTTTACCAAGTGCATAACCACCTGCTATAGTGCCACCAGCAATAGCCAATTTAGCAAGAGTATCAGCACCTCTCATTCTAGGCGAACCTTCGGCATTGTGTGCATTTTTGGCTTCTAGTCCTTGACTTCTGCTTAGGTCTCTTAGATAACTGTACAGTTCACTTCTTAATGCTTTTGATCTAAAGTATTGCATCATTCTTGTAATGACCAACTGCTTTTGCATACCTGTTAGTCTAGGCCAATCCTGAGCCAGTCTTCTAATACTTCGATAATTTGAATTTTGTATATCTAAATCTTTTTCTAAACGCATAAAGAATGTAGGAACACTTTGTATTTTTCTACCTGCTTTCATAGTCTGTAGAAATGCTTTAATTTTTACATCATTGAACTTTAGTTTATTATTTTGCAGTTTGTCTTTATCTGTTGAATCATTCATGCTATTCTTAATAGATGTTAATGCTATATTAAGATCAGTACCTCCAGCTCTAAACTGGTTAAAGTTACCGTACATTATAGTTCGCTTTGCATAATCTTGTGCGGCTACGGCAAAATCATTCTCATTACTGAGTATGTATAATGCTACCATGTTCATCAAAGCAAAATCAGCCATATCTCTTGCTTCTGTTCCTTGAACTTTTGCTTTACTCCTGAACATTTTGCTTTCTAATATATCGCCTATAAAACTATATTGCGTCTTGGATGTTTCTGGCATTTCATGTCCACCTTGTATTGCTGACCATTGTTCTAATGTATACTGTTTCTTATGTTCCATAATACTATTTAGCCATTCCTCTGTGAGCGAGATTTGTGTATTCGTTCCACCATACGAAATGATGTTCGTTTAACTTTTGCAAAAACATATCCCATTGCATCCACATAGTTCCATCTGGGTCTACATAAGTTGGTTCACCGTTGTTTACTATTACATTACCTGGAACACCATCTGCATGGAAAAATACTTTTTGTCTAGGATCAACTTCTTTTGCTTCCATAAACTCGAAATATCTTTTCCAAAGTGCATATCTATGTGTAATACATATGTACCAAAGTTCTTTTATTTTTGGTTGCTGGTAATTGCGATCCGCGTGTCTCGTCGCATAATCTGACCAATACAAGCCAGGAACTTTATCCATAACAATAATGCCATCTTCAAAACTATGAACTTTTACTAGACAAGGATTTTGTTCTTGAAAACGTTTATAAGTTTCAAAATCAAATGCATCAGGTTTAGTTTTTTTGATAATGTACTTGCCATCGTCCCAAACTTCCCTAAAATCTTTTTTGTGTATTAATTTGGTTTCCATCGATGTCGCGGTACTAGTTTGATCTTATCTCTGGTAGCAACATAACCTTCGCCACCTCGTTCACCATCTGTACTTGCTGTTACGTCAGCACCTGCGTTGTCCAATTGGTCTATTAGATTATTTTTTATAGTTTGTATTTTGACAACTAAATCCAGTATAGCATTAAGACCTTTGTCGTCTCCTGCCATAAGTTTTGCTTGTTGTCCTGCACTGACTTTGCTGGTTTTTAGCCAATCGTAAAATCCTGTCCTGAGTTGGTCTAACTTACCTGTCTTAGTCATTTGGTTAACATAGTTATAGAGTATTGCATCTTTTCTACTCAGTCCCTGCTCCGGCGCTAACCAATTGTCTATTATTTGTGCGTTCGCATTTGCCGTTGAAACTATATCTTGAACGTCACTTGTATCAACTTTGGGTTGATGTGTTACATAGGTTTGTCCTAATACAACCACTGCACTACTGTTTACTCTATTAGTATCTTTAATAGGGGTACCATTTTTATCTCCAAATGCATCATGGTATGTGTGTGCAACAATACCTACTTGACTACTTGCAATGCGTTGTCCTAGTTTACTTTTAGGATCAACGGTGTAAGTAACATTATTGGGCGTAAATTGTATGCCCGAATCTGATTGTGTAAAAGGTCTGCTTGGATAATACAACAAATCTCCATACACATAACCCTTCATATCTTGCGGTGTATTTGCTTCTAGTATCTCAAATATATTGCCCATGCTACTAGCAAAGTCCTGTCTCCAGTCTTCACCTTTGCCTGTATTCATAATAAAGTCTTGTAGTTGTCCACTGCTGGTTGTTTTGTTTCTTCCCCAGCCATTTTTACCAGTCATTACAAATTGACCATCTGGTTCACGACCCCAAAATAATGTTGGATTACCGTCCCACTTGATGCTTACATCTTTAGAATCTTGTCCCAGTCGTGTTAGTATCTCAGCCGCCTTAAGTGCGCCTTTGCTACCTTCAAATGTTACTAGGTCTTCAAGGTGATTGTATTCTCTGCCTTTTTGTGTAGCTTCTGTGAGTATTTGCCATGCTCGCATTAGTCAAGCTCTTTCCAATTTGGATCGCTACGCAAGTCAGCTAACAATGCATCACCTTTTTCTTTACCCAATGCAGAAATAATAGCTTCTACACTTCCTAAATCTTTTCCTGTGGAATTTGGGCCTATTAATCTTTTGGCAATGTCATCTAAGTTACTGCTGATTAATTCATCTGTTTCTCTGTTTACAAGTCCTTTATAAGGTGACCACTTCATGCCAGCATCTTTAGCTAATTTAGCTATAGTGATCATTTTGTTTACACCTTTAAACTTACTACCATCTGGTATACTGTGTGTATGAAACTTGCTTGCTGTTTCTGCATTGGCAACAACCATAATATCAACTTGGTGTGTATGATCTGCCATTGGTACTTCTACATGTACACTAGTACCACTTTGTGCAGTTTTATACCCTGCTAGGTCAAACTGTTGTCTTAATTTTTTTCTAATAACTTTGGCTTCTTGGTCTGGCATTTTATATGCTTGTTGAAGATCTGCTAAATCAACAATCATATCAAGGTCACCACTTTGTTTTCCTTTAGTAGGTGTTGCACCACTTCCAATTGGAATTGCTTTGGTATTGGTCTTACTTAATACACCATTGATGCTTTTCATAATTTCAGGAATCATGTCATGGTCAAAAGGAATAGCATCAGGAAATATTTTACCACCTTCACGTAACGGATTGTGTAAACTGTCTCCGATTAATCTTGCGATACGACTACCACGTTTTTTACGTTTCTTAGTCCCGCTTATTATGTCTTTTATTTTCATCTACTCTACCAATGCCTCTTTGAAACTTACGTGGATCTTTAGTTCTGATAGCATTTATCAAACGTTTGTTTAAATCTGCCGCAGTTTCCACATCAAAACTTTCATTGATCAAATTTATCAAATTGATAGCAGTAACAATCACTTGTTGCCCATTTGATTCAACAATATGCTTTTTGTCACGTTTGGGTGACATTGCATTTATTTCTTCCAAAATTGATCGTGTTTTACGCTTCATATCAATAGTATTTAGTAAATATCTGTGCTGGAGCATTGGTGACTAGCACTTATGGCAGTTGCAAGGAGATTATAGTGAACATAGGACCCATTAACAATAAGAGCAAAATCATCAATGGCATGCAAACACAAATTACAGGCAAAACATAGGCTCATAATAATGACTCATTTTTAATACACCGTGTTTGTAGTTCCGAATAACAAATAATAAAGGATAAGGTACACAGCACCTTTGCTTCAGCAAATTTCATATTCAAAGTTTTGACACTCCTCATTTTTAAAAATTAGTTTAGCACCATTTCTTATGTGAAATCTTTCTGCTACCATTGTTAATGGACTTAGTGTAACCAGTCTATCTATATTTCCTAGTTCACTGTGTTGTACTTTTTCTAATAATTTGTTTACAATAACTCTGCCTGCACCAGGTTTATAACTCCAAACTGTATATGCTACAAGCACTGAACCTGTATCACTTTTATACTGTTCTAGTTCTTGTTCAGTTGTCGGAACTTGAGTACAATAACAAACACAAATAACTGCTGATTTATCATCTAGAACATATACTTGTTTTCCTACATCGAGTTTAGGAACATGTGGACGTACCGGATCACTTAAAAGTAGATCCAGTTCATTCTTACTAATTAATCTCATACTAATCCGCTTTTCTCAACAGACTTTTAAGTCTATCTGTTGCATCTATTTGTGGATCTGCATCCATATTGTTTTCAGTTATATTTTCACCTGCTGGTGCTACTGAACTTTTTGTTTTAAGTTTTTGGTAGATACTAGTAGTACTTGTATCTTCTTGTTCATCTTCATCTAAGTCTTCAATACGCAAACTATCTACATTAAATTTAAGATCCAATTTTTGTCCAACTCCGCTACTGCTTCTTGTTTTCATAAACTGTATCTGCACTCTGCCTCTTTCACGCATAGCTCTACTGCTAAAGATACCAATCAAATTATCAGCAGTATTGATCTTACTTATACCTCCTGCAATATGGCTATGATCAAACTCTATTTCATCAACTGCACTTCTGTTTAACTGACTTGCTGTTACAAACAGTATACCTAATTCAATTGCCAAGTTTCTCAGTTCTTCACTTACAAACTTGTCTTTGATAAATTGATCATTTGGATTTACTTTTACTGTCACTGGCATCATAAGATCCAGGTAGTCTACCAGTAGTGCATCTACTTTGATATTCTTTTGTATTTGAAACTCTTTAAGATATGCTCTAATATCATTGACTGTACAACCATTTTTCATTTGTATAATCTGTAATCCGCCAGCTTTTTTACTTGCCATCTTAACTCGCAACTCAACATCACTGGCATTTTTCATTACGTCTTTTGTGCCCATGCCAGTAAGCATAGCATCTAATCTCATACTAGATAATTCTTCACTAAGTTCTAAACTTATGTACACCACATTCTTGCCCTGTAATGCCCAGTTCAGTGCCAAGTTCTGCATAAACAAACTCTTACCACTACCACTACCACCAGCAAAAATATTCAACTCTCCAGTGTTAAATCCGCCATATAGATACTTGTCAAATGTTTCCCATCCAGTACTGTTTTGTCCTCTACTGTCTTTGATATGCTGTATTCTTCCTGCTGGATCTTCCCAATAGTTTGTACCAAAGTCTTTTGCTAATCCAATTTCAACTGCCTCTTTGATAATACTTTCAACTGTGCCATACTCTTTGTTCTCAAGTTTGTCAGCACTTTTAAGTATTGCTTGTTCTAATGCTTTATGTCTACAAAACTTTTCAAATTCATCCATGAACCAGTTTTTGTGTTCATTTGTCATTGTTGCTTTTACATCGGTTACACCAACACTTGCAACTGCATTTACTTGTTCCAACATGGGAACATCTTGGTATTCTTCTACATGCTTTTTAATAAAGTCTACAGTATCTCTGAATTGTCTATCAAAGTAACTGCTTTCTAATATAGCATTACACCGCACAAAAAGATCCTTGTCTGCTAACAAGAATTCTATGTATAGTTTTTGTAGTTCGTTGCTATAATCTTCGCTCATAATACTCCTTAATTATACTATCTGCATCTAGCTTTTGCAAGTATTTTAATTTTTGTTGCATTTGTTTCTATACTTTCTAATACAGTTTTAACAGTAAACAATCTACCATATTTAATAACGGCATCACTAGCGTCTTTTATATCATCTTCCCATTCAGGAAAACTAACTGCCCATCCATTTTTAACTGCAACATTTACAGTATCTATACCGCTTTTGTCAAAGTCTGGTAAGAGTACTATTTGTTTATCTAAATCTTCAATAATTTTACATTGTATACTATTAGGAGTATTACCTGCAAGTGCAACCCCTCCTACTTGTATAGCATCAAACTGTCCTTCTGTCACAATCACTGTATTGTGTTTATCTTGTTTGTCCAAATTGTAAACAAAGTTTTTAGGCATTTGATTATAATACTTGGGCATTGCATCTGGTCTGTGCTCTGGAACCCATCTTGCAGTATAACCAACAATTTTTCTTTTATAATAAAATGGAAGTATAACCCTATTTGCAAAATGCATATGAGGTGACCAATGCCAATCTTCACAAAAGTCTAATCCACGTTTCATAATATATGCACAAGCCAGTGCAAGTTTATCTAGCTGTTTTTTATCTAGTTCTTTTGTTGGATATTCACCAATCTGATAACTGTTGGGAGGAAGTTGTACAGTGGGCCAGTCTATTTGTACTTTTTGTTCTTTTGGTTTTTCAATATACTGTCCTGCAATATCTCCAGCTTCTTGTTCTCTGAGAAGTTCTAAATTTACCCGTTGTATATCAGCCGGATCAGTTCCAAAAGTTGTTAACAGCTCTTGTAGTTTTCCACCTATACGTCTACCATCACTCCACCCAGTTTTAAATCCACAGTTAAAACAGTTGTACTGAAAATGGTCATCTTCGAAACGTATACCACCTCTACCACGCTTGTCTGGATTGTGTCCACGTTTACTGCACATTGGACAGTTACCACTGATCCATCCGCTAGGAGTATGCTTCCAGCCAGCAGGCATTTGCTGGCGAATAAAGTCTAAAACTATCATGTTTATATATTAACTTCTATAGGTGACTTTGTCAAGCGTTCCAGTATTTCCAACAGCAGGCGTATGAACCAATCTAACATAAGTGTACATTCCTATAAATGTGTGATAATCGACACCAGTTTTTGCAGTAACCGTATAACTTTGTCCAGTAATGTCAAAATAGTCACTGTCTAGTGGTTGTAGGCTCATTGTTGCTTGTAATTTGTATGTACCAGTGTAATTTGTTAAATTAACTTGTACAGTATGTAACCCACTCTTGCTACTATTAAGCACAGGACCAGTCATCCTGCCACCTACTCTATCATCTCCGTCAGGTGTAAAAACTGTAACTTCTTCACTAGGTCTTAGTTGTGCAACTGCACCATCTCTTACATCTAATACAAAAGTTACTCTATTGTTTTGATCACTGCTACTTCCATAACTTCCTACACCATTTGTTAGTGTATAAGTAATTATGAGATCATATAGTTTCTCATCAAGAAGAAGTGTTTCTTCTTGGTCTAACTTGAGTACAAGTTGACCTTTATCATAATCAGCAGGAGTTAACGATTTAGTAAGTACACTAGCTTTACTAGTTCTATCAAGAATCGTTGCAGTATACGTTTTGTTATGCAATGATTGTGGTTTACGATCCGTATTTTTAACAAACAGGTCAAAATCTACATTTAAACCTCTATAAGCCACCAATGGCTTGTGATTGTCTGGACCATAATAAGTTGTACCTCTTCTTTCAGGTACAAGAGCTTCAGCTCTTTGGTTATATTGATATGCGGTTGCTTGATACATTTTTTTAATCCTTACTACTATTTATTTGACTAAGTATATATGATGAACAACATTCCCAAAAAATACCAAGACTTATTAGATGAATTTCCATTTCTAACTCTTATAAAATATGGCGGAAATGAATACGTTGGCATAATACAAAATATGGACAACAATCTAGCTAGCATGTACAATTTTGAAAACATCAAAGATATAAAAGACAAAAAATTATTCTTAGAAATTGGAGAAGAATGGTGGTGGGGGACCAATCGAATGATTCCCATTAACATAATTTTTAAAAATGATTTTGAAAAATTTAAACCCTGTCTGCTAACATTTAGTATCAAAGATTTTGAAGTACTACATGGCCCAACAATAAGTCTAAATAATATAATTCAGAAAAGAGTTAAGCGTAGAAATATTCAACTAGTACGCAGAATGTAATTGTTCACATAGTAAGTTCATGTGTACAACTACAACCATTGCGTAACTAACTGCATGAGCTTTCTTAAAATAATAAGCCTTGTTATCGTTTAGTGGTTTTATCCACACTTCTTTCATTATCGTTTGCCACCCTTTGTCCTGAAGATGGCGTTTTGCTGGTCTGATTATTGCCAGTGTTGCCGCCAATTGTTCTACCGAGGTAGGCTTCAATTGTTTCAATAGACTGTCGTGTCCGCTGAGATGAAATACTTTGTCTACGAAGTCTTTGTGCTCCAGAAGTTCCCATATTGGTTCCCTTTCCATTAATTCATTGAGATGATCGTCATCTCTAACATCTTTGTATATACTGACATTCAATAGATCCAGTTTAAAGAATCCATGATTGTCAGCGTCAGTATGTTCAACCGTACAGATGTCAGTAAAAGGGTTACTTGGTACTCTGTGAAAATATACACCTGTGTTATGCTTGCGTTCTTTTAATTTTGCTGGCGTATGTTTGAACAAGGTTAGTGCTTGTGTTCTGTCTGCGAAATCTATATCAATATCTGGAAGATTTGTCATAACATTTTTGTTCCTGTTGGAAATTGGTAATTGAAAGATATACTTATTCGGTATTCATCTATGTCGTTTGGTTCTACACTATGTTTTAACCAACTTGGAAATATTATTAATTTTCCAGTTTCACTTGGATGTACCCAACTATAAACATTAAAAGGAGTTAAACAATCTGCGTCAGGATTTTTTATAAAATGTTCTGCGCCGTCATTACGTTCAAAGTAAAATCCTCCTTGTCCGTGTTTTGCTGACACATAATACACTCCACTGAACATTGAACGTATGTGTGTATGCATTTGGTTGTATCCGCCTTTACCATTTACGTTGATCCAAACATTGCTAAGATTTACCTGACCCATTCCAACTTGATGACTGGCTGTATTGACCTTATGAGTAATACTGTCCATGAGTTTACCAAATTCGTGATGTTTTCCTGGATCCATACCATCACTTTGCCAACCATTTCTATTAGACTTAACAACACCTTTGTCTTTTTTCATAGTATCAAGAGCAAGACTTTTTAGTTTACTATTGTCAATATCATCTAATATTGTGGTCCATATGGTTGTTGGAAACCAGTGTTCAGTTTGTAGATCCATCTATCATCTCCTGTACAAAATTTGCGTCATGTGGATTAAGTTGTCTCTTCTTACTCCAATAATCTGCATCGATGCAATTTGCTATTCTGTTTACACACTCGTCTGTCATGCCTCCAACGGCATATTCAGCTCGTTTGCTACTTATAATAATCCATGGACTTATCTTACCCATTTCAACCCAGTCTGCAATTAGATACCCAGTTGCACTTTCCCAAAATGTTTCAAAGTATTCTGTAGCACTAGCATGTTCTACAAATCTTTCTAATGCACGTTCTACACTTTCACGTTTACAATGATCCTGTACAAACAACAGATACATTTTATCAGTGGGCCAATCTTTTAGTTTAGCTTTATTCTTAATAAGCCAACGTGTAAACTGCTCTTGGTCAATTACTCGAGTGTTAATACAGTATGCACCAAACTTAACAAATGCAGTATAATATTGACTGTCTACAAAGTCTTTATATTCTTTGGGTTTACTTTGCATTTCAATTCTATAAAACAAGTCATAGCTAGCAAATCCAACCAAGACATCTTGATTATCTTTTGCTTGCCAACGCCTTTTCTTTTCACAACTGTGTGCTAATAGTGTGCTTTCTTTCTGAAAACTCTTCTTGCAATATTCACAAGTATATTTGCCTTTTGTCACAGTTATATTTCCTAGTTGTGATACTACCTGTTCAGCAGTTGTCATTTAAAATTCCTGTCAACTATCTTCTTTGCAGTATATAATAATGCTATTGCAATTACTATAACTCCAAGCACTATTGCTTCTAACACTAGGTCTCCTTGACTTGAATCTATCTCAATTCCGTCTTTACCTATTGCTATACGACAGTCTACACAGGTTGATTCTGCTACACCTTTTCCCCAAAACATTATTTGAATAACTCTTTAATTTGCTTTTTATCCATACCCATTTCTTCAGCTATGTTTTCAAAGTCTTTTTTGTCATTGTTGGCTACTAACAATTCTAGTTCATCGTCGTTGTATATTGGATACAGTTCTTGTAACCATTTAATTAGTTTTCCAGCTTTACCTTTACGTTGTTTGCTGGGTGGTATCCAAGGATGAAATTGATTAGTACCCAACCCAACGCACTGTAACAACTTATGTTGCAGTTGAACATCACGTCTTAAGATGTTATAGTGCTTGTTTACAAGCTCATTCGTAAGTGCCAAATAATGATACTCTATATCTGGATTCTTTGTTTGTACTGCACTGGTATAACGCATTAGTACAAAGATACTAACTTTCTTTTGTTCTTCTTCAGTCAAGCTATCCCACCAACCTCTATCACGTTGGTCAATAGCCCGCATTTCTTCTTTAATGCTTAGTTTATCTACCAAAACCCAAGTACCCTTCCGTTACCAACTATTATAAAGCCACATGTTAAAATATGCAAGACAATCCAGAAGGTTCTAAAAAATAATGCTTTGAAAACATCATCTTGTGGAATAGGCAAAAACTCCGGCTTGTCTTTGTCATTAAGACCAACAGGCATACCAACAGTTCTACTCCATAATTTTAACCAGCGTCTTTGACCACTCATACTTTTGTTCCTACAGTACGACGAACTATATCATCATGATTAAATTCAGCCCAATACAATTCAAATGCTACACCATCTTCTAGTCCTTCAAATTGATGTACTTTGCCCGGCTTTACTTGTGTAAAGTCACCTGCTTCTAGTACGGTTTCATCAACTAAGCCTTGATCCTCTTGCCAAACACGAACTAGCATTTTACCCGACTCTACAAAAAAGCCATTCCATTTATACTCATGTTTGTGTTCGCTACACTTAAAACCAGCTCTAAAATTAATTCGATGAAACTCTAGTACATGATTTGCATGTATTACTTCTGTTATTCCCCATATCTTGCCAGCCTTCATTTATATTCCTTTTTTTACAAAATCCTCTAAACATACAAACCCAACACCTGGATTTGCTTCTTGTTCTAGTTTA